GGAAATAAAGTTCTACATCCTAATATATTAGAAGCAATTGAAGAACTAAATAATCGCAAGGATATAGTTATTAAACAAGACCCGATCATCAATCGTAATGTTAATACAAGTAGGGGTAGAGATAATCTTAAATTAGACTTAATGCGTGCAGTAATGGAGAATAACAATACAGCGTTGCAAATAATGAATCCGGGTGGTTTTGATAAATTAACAAAATTAGTTAATTCTATTAATGCGGAAAAAGCTGACGTAGTACCGTCTTCTCCTTCTGCTCATGTAGAAGTAACTAATGATATGTTGACGGGTAAAAAACTAATTGGTATATTTGCAAATGCTAACTCTATTCATGCATTATTACAACGCGCTCCCAAGCTAGAGTTAAACTTTGGATTTAAGTTTAATAATGAAACATATAATAAGTTAAATATAGAAGAAGCAAGTGATGGTACGTTAATCTCTCGTAATTTAGCTGAATGGGTAGCCGCTATTGTAGATAACGGTAAAGACCCGTTAGCTAACCGAGTAAACGTTAATAACTATACGGTAGATGTATTAATAGGAATGTTGTTAACTGGTGTTCCAATGCGTACCGCGTTAGAGTTTTTAAGCAATGATATTGTAGTTGCTTTTGTTGATCATTATCGCAATAATGGAGCTAACGCACAAGCTGAATTAAAGGCTTACAAGCTGTTTAATTTAAATAAAAAGGTCATTAGAGAATATGATCCTAAAAATATAACAGATACTACCACACCCAGAGACGTGTTAAAGAGTTTCTTATTTTATAAAGAAGCAGTTAAACCTGTTAGTAATTTAATTCAAGCATTAAAAGTTGCTGAAAATGGATTAGGTCCAACTGATTCACATACTCTGTTCTACATTGATCAAATTGAAAATGAATCATTATTATGGATTGATGGGGCTAGAGAATTAGTTAATGATACTAGTAAAATTCATAATGCATTAATTAATGTATTATATGAAGGTAGAGCTAATATTATTAATAAAGCTGGTTTACCAGATACTAATAAAGGTACTTACCGAGCAGTACGAGAATACTTTAGAAACTATAAAACAGATAACCTGTTAAGTGTTAGAGAAATTGATCGTATTAACTCTGAAATATTAACCTTTATTGCTTCTGATAAGTTTAAGTTAAATCAAAACTTAATTAATGGTATGGTAAGTAGATTTAATCGAGCTAAAAAAGATGGTAAGTATGAATATTTCTTTAATGCATTCTTTGCAGAAGGGGGATATTTATTTTACAAAGGTATTGATGGAGAAACAGAAGTAGAGCGTACACGATTGAGTAAATTATGGGAAGCAATGCTGCATGATCCTAAATACTCTAAATTAGCTGAAGATTTAGTTACGTATACTTTCTTTATGAGTGGATTTAATCCCGGTACATTTTCATTTAGTCATTTAATTCCAATTAGTTACTTTGTAAATAATACGGAATTACGTGAATGGTTAGATAATAATACTAAAGCTTTTGAAGTACTTGATTATAACGTAAGAAATGAATTTATCTTTCAGTTCGTAAGAAATAACTTTAGACGATTAGGTTTATTACCTGTATTAGAACCAACTGATATAAATAGTAAATTTGTTACGGAAGACAATCAGGTAAAATATATAGCTAGTAGCTCTTCTGATTTACGTGGTAAAGATGGTGAGTTTGTCGACTATATGATTACTCGTACTAAGTTACAAGGAAAGAAAGTAGTGGCAGATGAACCTAGACTATATATGTTTGACACTACTAATAGTGATGAAAATCAAGCAATATATGTACCAGTACAAGAACTAGGTATATATAAGAAACGTGGCGATTATCATATGGTTGGTGGTAAAGTATTTAATCAGTATAGTTTTGTTGGTAATTTACCTAAAATTAATTTTCCTGATTTAAGTGCTGCAAACGAAGAGAATGCAAAAATGCTTGCTGAAGCTGAAAAAACTATTTTAGGAAAAATATTCGGTACTTCTGGCAATATATTAAATGACAAATGTAATAAACCAAAAGCATAATGGCGTGTAGAATAATTAGAGACAATGATGATAATATTAGTAAGGTGTTGGATTCCTCCGGGAATCCTTCATCTTATTATGAATATCTCAAAAGGACTATAAATATAGATGAAGCTTTAAATGATCCATATATTGAAGCAGGATTAATTAATGGAATTATTAGAGATGAATCGATAGAAGAAATCGCTGTTGCATTATACTCTAAGTATGATATTCCTAATGAAGCTCAGTACAAAGATATTGATAAATTTTTAGTAGCTTTAGACCCTACTAAATTAGAGCAATTTAAGCAAGATTATAAAAAAGTTTATGGTAGAGATTTAAATCCATATGAACTTGCTGATATTGTACGAGATATTGAAAATAACACATTAAGTGAGGGCGCTAATCGTGTAATGTTGAACATTCAGGAAGACTTACCTGCGTTTAAACGTGCCGCTGAATTAATCAAAGAAGAAGGTGAATATGCTGTATATAAAAAAGAATACGCGAAGAAGTACGATAAAGAATTAACCGATAAAGAATTATTGAATAAAGCGATTCAAGATGGTTATCATAAAAAGAATTCTAATCGTCTTACTCGTGCAATTAATCAAATAATTAATTCTTTTTATAATAAAGATTTTTCTAAAATGAAAGAATATGCAGCTTATATTCGAGATACTATTAAAGATAAAATAGAAATAGATGTCGATCTTCCTGAAACGGATAAAATTAAATATGAGTTAAGTAAGTTTAAAAAGCAATTAGTTGATTTGTTAGCTAAAGAAACTAAAAAGCTTAAGATTTATGAGAAAAGAGGTAAAAAGCAATTTACTAAAAAACAAGAAAAATACGTAAAGAATCTTGAGCAACGCATCTTAGAAAAGAATTACGCATTAGGTATGGTGGAAGCAATTGATAAGATTGCTAAAAATGCTAACAATATTATTAAGCGATTCAATGAATTAAAACAAGATAAAGAAAATCGTAGTGTAAAAGAAATTGCTCGAACATTAACCGCATTAAAAGACTATCTTACTACGTATAAGCCAATAGTTTTAGACATTAAAGCTAAGATGGCAGATACAGAAGAACTAAAAGAAATTAGAGGTAAGTTAGTTAAAATAATTGATCAAGTAACCGATCTTGAAACAGAGTATTATAATATTGCAATTCCAATGTTAGCCGAGGTATTGTCTCCTTATGTAGGTAATAGTCAATTAACCAAGGAAGACATTGAAGCTCATTTACGTGAAACAGATGATATTAATACTATATCAAGGTGGTGGGATTCATTAGCAAATACTAATGATAACGGATTGAAACTACTCGATCAGTATGTAAAGAATGCTAAAACAAATGCACGATTAACTACGCAAGAACAAATTGTTGAGTTATTTAATCTTGAAAAAGAATTAAAAGAAGCGGGAATTGATAACTCATTTATACAAGAACAATATAATGGAAAGGGTACGCATAATATTGTTAAGGAGTACAATCAAACTCAATTTGACGAAGAGTTAAATAAATTCATGACTAAACTTCGTAACAAATATCACATACCGTTAGATTTTAAAGAGCGTAGAAAATTATTTGATTACGTTGATCTTAATGACGCTAAAGAAGAATTTATTGAGAATTACAAAAAAGAACTTAAAAAGGCACCGGGCAAAACGCGCACTGAAAAAGTTAACTTTGTAATTAATGCTGTTAAGAAAAAGTATAAAAAAGAACAAGCTTTATGGTTTGCAGATAACACACAACCTAATTCTAATGCTAGTGAGGAAATCAGAAAGAAGTTTGATCGTATTTATGATGAACTTATGGATGATCCGCAGTATAAAGATGAAATGTTTGAGAAGCTTAAAAAAGGTAGTGAATATGTAAACAAAGAAGCATCTACGGAACACCAAGTTCAACTAATTAGAATTCAAGAATTATTCTTAGGTTGGTTGCACAAGAATAGAGGATATTCTGCATATTTACATAATCAAACAGGTAATGGTATTTATTATCGTAATGAGCTTACTGTACCTAATGATAGATATGCTAATCCTCAGTATGATGCAATTCAAAATAATCCGATTAAAAAGAAATATTACGAACGTTTTATTGAACTTAAAGAGCAAATAGACAGTAAACTTCCTGAAGTATATCGACAGGATAATTTATTGCCTCAATTACGTAAAGACTTTTTACAACGCTTACAAAGCAGTCCGCTAGATACTTTACAGGAACTAAAGGATTCTTTTCAAGCAGTAGAAGACGATACTGAATTTGGTATGACATTAACCGATGAGCTTGATCGAGAAGTTAAGTTCTTACCTGTATTCTTCACTCGTCCACTTCAAAATGTAGATGATTTATCTACTGATTTTACTGAGTCATTAGCTGCTTATTTAGATATGGGTAATAATTATATTGAAATGAATAATATAATTGACGTGTTGAATGTAGCTACTGATGTAATTAATACGCGTAAAGTTGTTAAAGGAAATGATTTGCTTGGTAAAGTATCAGAATTATTTAGTGGCAAGAAAGCCTATGATACTAAGCCTGGTGGACAGGCAGCAAATAGATGGGAAGACTATATGGATATGGTTGTATACGGTAAGTTAAAAGAAAAAGAAGAATGGTTATCGTGGTTAGGTTTAGATACCGCAAAAACTGTTGACTTTTTAAATACTTATGCATCTATTCAAGGATTAGCCTTAAATGTTTACTCTGGTTTCGCTAACGTATTACAGGGTAATGTAATGGTTCAACAAGAGCGTGCTGCTCAACAGTACGCTTCTAAAGAATCATTTAACAAAGCTGATAAGACTTACTGGACCAATCTTCGCAGTGTATTACAAGATATTGGTAAAACTCATAGTGAATCTAAATTAGGTGCTTTACTAGATTATTTAGATGTATTTGAGAATCACGTACAGCGTGCTCGATACTCTAATGCTGGCAGAACAAAAACAGGTAGAATGTTTAGTTTATCTTCATTATATTTTATCAATCATGCCGGTGAACATCAAATACAATCTCGTACTGCTTTAGCGTTAGTTCACGAAACTAAACTGTTGTTAAACGGTAAAGAAGTTGATTTGTGGGATGCCGTATACGTTAAAGATGGTAGAATAGCAATTCACAGAGGAACTACTAAATTAAATGGTGATGTGTTTACACTAGACGATCTAGGAAAACTAGGTCGAACAATTAATAAAATTAATCAGGATTTATTTGGTATCTATAATCAAATCGATCGTGGTGCAATGCAGAAATATGCATTAGGTAGAACTGCTCTACTTTTTAGAAAGTTTATTAGACCTGGTTATTTACGTAGATATAAAAAGCAGCAATACGATTTTCAGATCGATACACCAACAGAAGGATACTATCGTACTAGTGGACGCTTCTTATCAAGTATATGGAGAGAAGCTAAAGAAAGACAGCAAGGCTTGTTAGCTACCACACAAGAACAATGGGATCAATTAGAACCTTATGAACAAGCTAATATAGTTCGTACTCAAGTTGAAGTAGGTTATATGCTAGCTGCTTTAACTATCGGTGGGGTATTAACCGCTCTTGCTGACGGAGGTGATGATGAAGTAGACGATAAGTTATTAGCATTTACTGCTTATCAAGCAAATCGTTTATATACTGAATTATCGTTTTACACTAATCCATCAGAAGCTTTAAGAATTCTTAAGTCTCCCGCGGCTGCGGTAAATCAAATTGAAACCATACTTAGATTTAGAAAAGTAATCGATCCAATCGGTTATGCAATTGAAGATGATCCTTTTTGGAGGGTTTATCAAAGTGGAAAGAATAAAGGTGATACATATATGTGGGTCAACTCGAAACGTTTATTTCCAATACTTAATAATATTGAGAAAGCAATGTTTCCTGAAGAACAACTTAAAATGTTCTCTCAGTAAAGACCTTAAATTTTTTAGTAAAGGGAAGAGCGTCCACTACGGATACTCTTCCCTTTTTTTTGTGTCTTTACCAGTTGTTTATAAATCCTCTAATAAATTTCTGACAAAAATATTCTTTAATTTCAGTAATATCGTCATCTGATAGATTCCATTCTTCTTGTTTGTCTTCGCACACTTCTACAAAATCTTCAGCAGTACATGTTGCATATTTATCTACATAAAAATCATCATATAATGAAATTCTATCCCAATCAATTGGTTCGGGGTTTTGATAAGTATTACTTATAGGAATAGATGGATAAGTAATAAGTACTTCCCATCTATCTTCAATGGGGATTTCTTTATTTGTTACATACGTTTTAACTTTTTCAGTTAACGTAGTTGAAATATCTATGATTTCTTTTAAATCAAAAGGTGATTGTTCTAATTGTGTAATCAATTCTGTATTCATTATTCACAAATTTTATTTACAGAACGTAACTTTAAAGTATCTATTTTATTAGATACATTAATGGTGTCTCCTTCTAGAGTAGTAATTACCAGTTTTGCTGGTTGATTTACTATTAGATTGGATTTATTATCACCAATTAGTTCTGCACTAAGTACTAAAATTACTCCTATTAAAAAGAATATAAGTGCTACATGATAATATTTCATGGATCAATTTTTCGTAGTTCATTGTAATAGTAATTACCATCATTAGTAATTACTGTTCCTGAGTTAGCGTAATAATCTACTTCAACGTATAGTTGCTTACCTTTAAATAATACTATATCACCTTTTTTTAAGATTGGTTGTTCGTCGGTATGTTCAGCCATTTGTCTTCTTCTTTGATTTGTTGTTTCCATTCTTTAAGTGTCATTACTTTTACATCTTCATCAACACTAATTTGAAATGCTAATTTTAAAAAATCACGAGCAAGTAAATATTCAATTTCTGAATCATAAGTAAACGGACCCTGAATTAGCTCTTGGTAATCAAATAAACCAACAGGAGGATCGCCAGGACTATCAATACACCAAGCATCAACGATTATAGGTTTTGTTTCTGTCGTCTTCAATTGTTTCATTTAAAATATTATCAAGCGCTATCATTATACTCATACTAGCATTAGCTAAATGATGTGTGCCAATTTCATCAATATCTTCACCACTTAAGTATTGATTAATGTGTCGTAAACCAACAGCTACATATCTACGTGGAGATTTCTCTAATGAATAATTAAATTGTTCATACTTCTTTCCACCTTTAGTAGCTACTTTCGCTACTTCTAATAGTGCTAGTTGTGGTATTTGTGTAAAATCTGCTTTTTCTTGATCATTCTTTAATGCTACTGCTTCAGAATTGTTTTCCATGTTTATATTTTCGTTGAGTATTATAACTAATTTTTTCGTAAACGCTATTATATCCTGGCTCAAAGAATGTGCGATGTACGTATAAGCAACGCTTAAGTAACTTTACAAAGCTTGCGTGCATACTATCATCAAAAGGACTCACCACTTCACTTAGTTTTTCATCAAAAGTTGTAAAATCCATTAAATGACTTATTTGATGTTCTAATTGATAAATATAAGTTTTTAATCTAAATAAAGATACATCTCCATCAAAGTAATATTTCTTTAATTCTTCTTCATCTTCAAGTTTAATATCTTTATCAAAATAACCGATAATATCTAGCAAACGAATAATTACATCTGCGTGTTCAGTAAACAAAGAATCTTTGTATTTAGCTTTATACTCTTCTTTATTGTTAATAGCTAACCCTAATTCAGGAATTAATTGATCAAACCCATGTTTGCGAAATCTTTCGTACATTTCAAATACTTCTGATTTAATCAGAAATAAAACTTCATATACTTCCCGATCTTCTTCCCAAAAACCTTTAGCTTTATTATTTTGATATACTTGTTTACTTAATTTCTTGATATTCATTATTGTCGGGGTTGTGGATTAGTGAGTAAATAAGCAACACCAGCAGTAGCCTGTGCCGCAAACGGATTATTAAAGTTTTGTGTAGAATATGCTTGATTAAGACTCATGATTGTTACTTCACCACGAACAAAAGGATTAATTCGATTAAATACGTTAACGTGTAATACTCCACCTACACCTACTTTAAATACAGTAGGTAGTTCGTCGTGATTAGCAACTCCCGTAACACAACCATAAATAGCTACTAAATTACCACTAGGCATAAATCCAACACCAGCACGACCTGTAATCTCTGTATTGTTTAAACGAACCGGATATTCTTCTGGTTGAGGATTATTAAATTTTACAGATGTTGCGGTATATCCAGCACTAGCTGATAAGTATACTCCTGCGTTAGAAGATTCTTCGTTTGCAGTAGTAAATTCAAACGTACCTAAATAAGTACTTCCTCTACCCGTACTAACTCGCTCTACGGCTGCGTTTAAAGCCGTCTCAGAGCTAAACGCATTTCCTCCACCTTCTACCCCGACATAAATGTTTTGTGCGCTTAGAAATGTTCCTAGGCACATGATTAGAATTGTTAAAAAGTTTTTCATTTTCTTATGTTTTTAATATTTTTAGGTTTGCTTTGTACATGTTTAATACAAACTACTTTCCCAGGCATTGCGTCACGATGACAATACCTGCATTTGTCTTTTTCTATTTTAGCCATTGTTTTGTTGTTTACGTGCTTGAAATATATTAGCTAACAATTTTTGAGGTAATTTAAATAAATCATTTGGCCAATAAGCAAGATCACCATTAGGGTAAATATTAATCTTATCTTTTTTATACATAATAAAATATCCATTTTCTTTTTGTTCAATTATTTGTCTTCTTACATCTAAAAACTGATAATAATCTATAATAGCTATAAATTCATCGTTATCTGATATTTTATTATATCTATATAAAGCAACCTTTTCTTTTGGAAAGTTATTTATTTTAATCATTTACTCTGAATATGATCATGACAAAGATTTTTCTTATACATTCGCTCATTATCACAGTATAAGCATTTTTCTACAATACGCACTATATTATTGCTATCTGAATGATATTCTCCACGCAATCCAGCTAAGGATACTGCATCTTCAAATTCTACAACTGGAACTAAACTATTTAGTGTGTAAGTAGGATCAAGATACTCAAATATATTATCCCAATTATCTGGATAATCTTGTAAGAGGCTTATTAAAGATTGTTCTTCCATTATCGAATTGTTAATAGCAGTAAGTATAAAAACCAACTAACTTTGATTAAAAATTTCATACAATTAATTCTAGAATTTTAAGTACAGAGAATAATAATCCAAAAAAACATAAAATTATTAATAAGTCAACAAATAGTTTTCTCATTACTTTAAATTTAAATGTCTTGCAACAATATCAACATTATGTCGCTTGCGTAATTTTTGATTAGTAGGTAATCCAAATAAAGCTCCAATGCGAACTACTGTAATTTCTTTTAGTTTTTTTAGTTCTTTCCTAGTTTGAAATACGTGAGTAAGTAATTCTTTATCGGGAATATTTATTGTTTCTGGATAAATAGCTGAAATAAACATAACATCTGTTTCAGACAACTCTTCATTAAATCCGGCAGAGAAATTATTCTTTGTCCACCTGCTTGGAATTTGATACATCATTATTGATTCAGAATCTAAAGCAGTAGCATCTACTGAATTAGGGTCATAACGATTAATAATATTAAATTGAATCTGTTCTCTAGTCCAATTATTAGGTGGTTGACTTAAGTCTGCTACTAATGCATCAATATCCCATTCAATTGGTTTATTAGGGTTTTGGTGTTCATGACCCAATCCTAACATATGACCAAATTCATGTAATACTACAGCTTGGTCTAACCAACCAAAATTCATAGTTGGTTCGTCTTTTTTAATATGTAAATTATCTTTACCTATATACGACCACGAACCTCTGCCTTCCATAAAAGCAATACGTATGTCACTTTCTAAAAGATCGTGTGTATAATTGAAGTCTAAGTTAGCATGATCTAACCATAACTTTGCAGTTTTCTTAACAAAATCTTGTTGATCTTGTGTGCCTTCTATAAAAGCAATGTTAATTGTTTGTCCTACGTTCCAGTATTTACTAGTAACTCCAACAGCTTGTTGAGCAAGACTAATATCTTGCGTAGCGCAATAATTTTTAGTTCTCATTTATTTTTTTTATTCAAAATTTATTGCTGGTAAACGTTTTTTATTATTACACTGAGCACATTTAAATTTATAAATTTTTGTACCGTAATCAGTAACATGTGTACCAACATAATTCATTCTAATTCCTTTATTGTGATTATTACACCACGGTAGTTTTTTTATGGGTATTTTCATTTCATAATTGCTTTAATTTAAGATTGAAAAATTTCTTCAGTTTCAATACAGTAAGCAGAAAGTTTTCCACTACCACCTGCACCTGTATCTAGATTGATTAAGTTGTTTCTTTCTAAAGGCATACCACCAGTAATACGATCAATAGCTGTATGACCAATAAAAACCTTCTTGGGGGTAATTTCTTTATCTCCTATTTTTAAAGTTATGTTACGATTTCTAGCTATTGCTGATAGGGCGCGATCCCATAAAAGAATATCAGTAGGATTTTCCTCTAAAGGAATCTGTTCATAATATCCACCATGAACAAATACATAATTATCTTCAAGAATAGCATAAGGCTTTAACTCTTTTAGAAAAGTATGATGTTTTTTGATTAAGTCCTCATATTCAAGTCCATATAGCTTTGTTGTGTTGTAAGCTTCAAATGTTACTTGGCCTCCTTGAGTCAACCAATGTCTTTCAGGAATCTTAGTTTCAAAAAAGTCTCTTAACCAAACATCGTGATTTCCTAAAATGTAGATAGGTTTAATCTTACTCTTTTCTTGAACTTCAATCAAATGATTAATAACAGGAATGCAGTCAGAATGTCCATCTACATAATCACCCAAGCAGATTAGTTGGTCTGTTTCATAATCAAAATCTAGCTTACTCCACAAACTTTTTAAAGCTTGGTAATTTCCATGAATGTCTCCAATTACATATCTCATTTGTTAATTTGTTTGATTAAATAATCGAATAACTTTACAGGTAGAATCTTGCGGTATATAGGGAAGGTCAACCGCGTAGATTGTATAAAATACACTTTCACATTGCACTACCCCAACGGGCTTTAAAAAGTTGATAACATCTTGTTGTCCCATTTGGTAACCGATCAACATTGCAAAACCTATAAAAATAATTGAAACTACTACTAGTTTTTTTATTTCACTCATTATTTATTCATTTTGATTATGTTTGTACAATAAATGGATCATAAATAATACAGCATACACACTATAATGAATTACTGACAGCACTCCAAGCTCTATATAAGTAGGAAATGCATAGCGATTTTCAGTTAAAAACTTAACAGTTGATACAATATCAAATGCAAAACATCCTACAAAGAAGACTGTCATCAAACGGTCTACCAATAGGTATCTGTTTATTTGAGTACTTTCAACAATTAACCATATCAATATATGTGCAAACATTGCCATGTTTAGTTTGTTTTAATTAGTTCTTGAGCTTCTTCTTCATTCTCTATTAGTGTTAAAGATTTAACTAATGCATTTTCCAATGCTTCTTCGTAAGTATCCCAAGCATTACCATACGTTCCATAACCTATATAGAATTTATCTTCTATATATTCAAACTTAGAAGACCTGCGTTTAGCTTGCCAATGTTTTTTAGGAAGGTATTCAATATAATAACCAAATACCCATTCATCAGAACCAATAGAATGTCTATTGATATTTATAAAAATATTATAGTTATTTCGTAGAATTCCACATAAAATATCTTGAGAACAAGCTTCTGCTATCTTATCTCTCATCAAGGCAACATCCGCAGGTTCTTCAAAGTATAGTGGAATTAACTCACCACGTTTATAATTAAACACATCTGTTAAAGCATAAGCATCTATTTCAATTCCTATTTGTACCCCTTTCACTTTAGCTAATTTAGCTGTTTCAAACGTTATTATCATTTTCTAAATAAAATTTATAAGTAATTACTTGAAGAATAGAGCGTAAATCGTTTTCACCTTCTTCACGCATTTCTTGTATGTATTCTACAATAGCGTCTACATGATAATCTTTATACAGTTCCATTAGTTCTATTCTTGTAAGATTTTGATCAAGTGTACGTTTAATTATATGTTCTTGATTTAAAAATTCTTTAGCTGTCATAATTAAAATATTTGTCTATCAATATTCCAATGAGTAAGACTACACTCACCACCCATTGTTTGCTTTACTTCTTTCCTTACTTCAACCAACCAATCTTTATAGCTAGGAATTTTATCAAATCTTTTAAATTCCCTTAATCTAAATGCTCGTGCATCGGTAAGAAAAAACGAAGCACTGTAGGTAACTCGTTTATATAAAATATTCATTGTTTAAATTCTTTCATTGTTTTACTACCAGTGTAAGCCATAGCAGATTTAAGTGCATTAACAAATCCAGGAAAATCATCATGACGATTGTCGTCACAACCTTCTACCCACTCCTTAATAGTATATTCTACGAGAAGAGTGATAGTTTTACCTTCTGATGGTCGTATATTTGGAAGACTGCGTTTGACACCCGTATCGAGTGCTATGCTTGTTACTGGTTTACGATAAGTCTTCTGCTCTTCCCGAGTACTCATTCCACGATATGTAGAATAAATTGTTTTATCTCGTTTCCACACCGGATTAGTATACCATTCTTTTTGCAAATCATTATCAATCTCTGATTCTTTTAACATTCTATTACCATCTTTAATGAGTTTCTCACCAGCACTATCTAAAGCTTTATTAAAAATGCTTCCAATCATCACTAGGGACGCCCCTGCGTAGAGTAAACGATTAATAGCAGCATAGCCATTACGATGTAAATTCTCTTGCTTAATAAAGCTTGAAATGCCATCTGCGACAATCTTTACACGACTAAACTTTTTAAGCTTTTCAACAGCTTTAAGTTCGTGTGCTTTAAATTTATCATGATTACCGCCGATATGCGGGTTACTCATACCAGCACCAAAACTTTCTAAGGTTAGTTTATTAAGTGCTTTCTTACAATCTTTAATTAACGTTTCTAAGTTTTCTTGACCTACACCAGTATGCACAGTAGTAGTGCACCCACCACCGCCACCAATACCTACACGAATATAATCTACACCTGTTTTAGCTAATTCAATAAACGCATCTACAGAAGATACATTACCTGCCATGATGATTAATTTATCTCCATACAGTTTCTTAGCAAAACTAATTTTATCATGTAAAACTTGCATATTACCATTAGCAGTATCAATACAAACTTTAGTAACAGTATATTGACTATCTACACCGTTATACATACCTTGATCTGTTCCAATAAATAGTTTGTTAAACTCACTTAAACTATATGATTCAAATACTACATTAAGTTCGTTTAATGTTAAAAACTGTGCTTCAGACTTACGAGGTAAACATACTTGAATTTTATTCTTTAAAAAGCTATTACATGTTTTACTGTTTACCACACTATTCATCGGTGATGTAATAATTGGTAAAAATCCATGTTCGTTATAAGGATTAGCTTCTGTTCGAGAGTTTAACCCAATTGCTGATTGTTTAATCATGTGTTAAATATTTTTTAATATTAACCAAGAAAGAATAATTAATCCGCCAGCATAACATAGTGATGCATAAAACGCATATTCAACTCTTTCAAGAATTAGTGCTTTTCGACTGTATTTGTCTAATTTATTTATATCGTGCTCGTTTAGTTCTAAAAACAATATAAATACATTTAATAAAGAAGCAGTAAAACATAATACCGTAAATATAAATAGTAAAAAGTCCATTGTTTAATCTTAGGTGTTAAAAAAAAGGAGAAGGTAAATTAATACCTTCTCCCCAGGTCATTATTCTTCGTCTGAAATGTGTTCTTCTAACGCAGCAATAATCTTTAACGCTTCTTCCCAAGCAGTTTCTACCTCTTGTTGACGTTTCTTAAGTTCTGCTTCCTTTTCTGCAACTTTTTGCGCAGCAGCAGCACGAATATTAATAATATCCTGCTGTAAAGCTTTAATATGATCTTGAGCTTTTGCGTTTATCTCTAACCAGGCATTACGGCTAGCTTTCATTCGTTTAATATCCTTTTCTTCTAATTCTTCTAATGTTTTTGGCATAGTTGTTATTTTTAAATTATACCCTCACCACCACAGCGAGGACAAGTTATTGCTTTTTCTTCTTTTGTTTCTGAATCAATAACTACAAGTGCTCCTGAACCTTTACACTCTTTACAACGTTTAAATTGCTCTTTTTTTAGCTTGTTATATTTAGGTACTTTAAAGTCCATCATTTCAATTTCATCAAGTGATAAATGTACTAAGTTTTTCATTCCGCAATAATCTCTTCGTATCGATGTTCGTTTGGGTAATAAACAAACACACGCCCATTAATATTAAGTGCATATTTCTCTCGAAGAATTAATTCTGTTCCATTCATTGTAAACTTGTGCGGAATCATTGCATCAATAGTATCAAGTTCATCAATAATAAACTCAATCTGATCAGCGTTTAAGCCTTTAAGTTCTGGAAGTACTTTAATATTAGACGATTTAGTTTTTCTTTTTAAATGTGATGGTGTATATGAGATACTCATAAGATAGTCTAAGTCATTTAATTCTTCAGCATCATTAAGCTCATCATCTTGTGACGCTACTACTTCTTCCGCCGGATCACTCATAACTTCCTCTAAAACTTTATGCTTCCAATAATTATATGTAAATTGTTTTTTATTACTCATTGTAAAGTAATGTTTTGATCATTAATAAAATATTTAGCAACATAATTTGCTAATTCTTCTTCAGAGAAATGAACATTGTTTTTATGATACTGCCCGTTCACACAAATTACTACATCACTTATTGTGCAACAATAGAAATCAGAATGAACTAATAATCCATGTTTCTCTTCTGTAGTAATATAAACTTTATTAGATGTATTCTCGCTCTGTTTGAACTTGGTTGAATTGTTGAGTGCAATCATAATTAAACACTTCTCGATTAATAAATGGTGGATACTCTAATTCAAAAGAATCATCCACCGTTACATTTACTCCAAAATCTTCTTTAAGTTGTTTTGAAAAGCTTAATTTTCTTTCTGGTAGTTTATTAATTACACCCCATGACTTACTGGTAACGTAAACATGTGGGTTAACCGGACTACGTACTTTTCTACGTGGATAAAATAGCTTTTGAATTTGCTGCTTATCGTATAACTCGGAATACCTGCCCTCTAAAAAAGCACTACGATTATTAATTGGTAATTCTACTTTGATCATCATTTTGTTTAAATCATCATCAAACACTGTATATGTTTCAAAGTTTTCTCTAAAGTAAGTACTTGTTGGTCCTACTCTACACAACATAAACATATAATTTTCATAATTTAAATCTTGATGGTAATGCATATAATCATTAATTCCAAAACCTAACCACCACGTAGAATTAAAGTTATAGTTAAATACTTCATCAAATAAATAGATTTGTGGGCGTAAATACAAAAAAGTAGAATTAACGTATAACTGTTTTGATTCAACATCAATTCTTTCATCTTGATAATTTTTATACATAATTTACTCCGTTTTCTTTTAGTTCTCTATTATAATAATTATGATGTTGAGTCCAGTAATTGTAGTTTTCCCAAATAGTATTAAGTTTTTCTAATCCATTATTTCTTGTTTCTTCAGTCATTTGAAAAGGTTCCGCATATTCTGGTTCCTTTTTACTAACTGCTAGTATTGTACTTGGTAATAGTTCATGTTTAGGATAATTATGGATAACTATTTGCTCGTAAAACAATAACTGTACATCATAATTGAATTTGTCAAAAGAGAATTTTTCTAAATAATCACCAGTAGTTTTAATGTCTACTACTCTAACTGTATTATCAGTGAGTTGTAAAATATCAATTAATCCCTTGCACTTATCCGTATAAAGATCAACTTGAAATTTAGCATTTTTAAAATATTTAGAGGTATATTCTCCCTGTAATAATGCAGTAGACATTTGTCCAGCTAATTCTAAGTCTTCTACACTAATTACTGTTTTGTTCTTACTTTCTTTTCTAAAGTTATAATATTCTTTATATTTATCAAAATATTCTATTAACGTTTCATCCGTATAATTATTACGGTATCCTTGTTTTCTAGCAATATTTATAATTTGCGAGTAATCTAAATCATTATCCAATAATTCTTGTATAATTGAATCAACAGCAGCGCTGGCTTTATACTCCACGTCACTAACTATGTAATTATTATGAAAATCTTCATTTGTACCAGTTAAAAATATATCTACTAATTTACCCTTTGTAAAGTGTATTTTCTCTCGTTCAAAGTATAAATCTTGATCTTTACATCTATATAGACTCCTTGGATTTGGGTTTAGGAATTTCTTTAGAAAGCTTTGATTTAACCTCTTGTCTTTTAGATAGTTCTCTTTCATTTTTTAGTTCATAATATTCTTTTAATATATGAATAATATCGTCATGCATAAAAATCCATTGAAAATGTTCTGGACCTCTGCCGTCTAACTTATGTATTAATACAATTGGCATATCATGTATTTTATCATCTTTCGGATAATTCTCTTTAATATTCTTCTTAATATTTTGATATTCAATTTCATATTTCGGTCGATTACGATTATATCCTGCTTTTGCTTGTACCAAAAATGGCACAAAAGCTAAATCAATTCCGCAATCATCTAAAAGTCGGGAAGCTTGCCTACTAGTCTTACAGTAGGCAAACCCCAACCACCGAAATACTTTGGCCAACAATCGTTCAAGACGATGACCTTTGTTTCGGTTTTTATTACTCATCTGTTAAACTTCGTCCATTTAATTTAAATTTAAAGGTATTATCAGCTTTAAACTCATTTCCTTGCATATCACCACGAAAATATAAATCTTGGAAATATTGTTTGCGATCATCAATGTAAGCATTAAGATATTCAGTAATAAAGCTGTTGCCGTAGACACTTTCAATAACTTCAAATAAATTATATTTACGTTTATTCAGTACAATATTTTCATAGTTATCTTTAGCAAAATTAGCTAATGCCGCACAAATCATTGTCCACGCAATAACTTTATCAGGATTAGTTGTTCCGTGATGAATTCTAAATTCAGTAGTATAAGTATTACCAAAGAACAAGTTAAACAAGTTCAGTGAATAATAACGACCATCGTGCTGATATTTAGCAACATCTTTATATGGTGTACGAGTATCTAAATTAGATTTAGGCGACATCGGTAATCCATCATTATAAAGCTGATAAATTTTATTAAACTCAATCTCAAAAGTTTCGGGATCGTTCTTTATATTATTATAATAAAGCCTCAACGAACGCATTGGTTGACAATAGTCACGACGAACCTGATGACGACGATCACGCTTATACAACGGAACCATATCTTCAAACTCAGTTTGTAGGTGATAATAAAGCATATAAATACTTAATGCATATTGCATTAGTTCTTGGTTATTCTTGAACTCAAAATTACCTACGTGTACGTGAAAACTAGTATTATTATTTACTGACATAAAATCTTTTCCCTTAGTAAGAAAGTGAAAGATATTATTAAATCGTTGTAGATTATTAATAACAATACTGGTGTATTCTACACCTGAAACTGATCCATCGCGCAGTGGAATAAAACCGTAATCAAACAACCACGGTTCGGGAACTACTCCACGACTTGTTTCAATTTCTAATCCAAGCGTGCGTCCATTTAGTGCATTATAACATTCTTCCGCATATGCAAATAATGGCTTTTTTTTATTTGCTGTATGACCAACTTTATTTCGTAAACGTTTACTTACATCTACTAAGTTATATGTTCCTGATTGAGTAGACCCAAACTCATTATATTGTTTACGATTAACTCGATTAAGATGCTCGCTAATTAATTTATTTGGATGATTGCTATTATTAACAACAAAATCACCCGAGTTACTGCACCAGTAACCAATATCTTCATTATACTCAATAATTGGATACATCATTACTCGACCTTTATCATCAGCATAATAAGCTCGAGTGTTATTATTAGATGTAAAGTAACCCAACGTACCATCTTTAGTTATTCCTTTGAGCATACGATCGGTAAAATTATACCGATTTAAAACATGATCCCATTCAATTTTTCCAGTTCCCATTCGATATCTCTGAATAGAACGATCATCTTCTTCCATTGGATAACAATCTCCCGAATCTTTTACGTTAGGATCACCAATTTTATAATAAGCTCCACGGATATAAGCAGCTTCTTCTCGTGCTACTCTTTCATTATTAATAGTTATTACTGACATTGTTCGTAATTTACAAATTTAGATTCAGTTAGCGGCCAAGCATTATTGTAAGGAGCATGATTCTTTTCATAATAATAATCATTACATGCACGTTTGGTAATAAAACTAGTACCATGTGTTCTATTAAATTGATCTACATCAGAATGCAAATTGAGGTGATCATTATCCCAAAAACCAGTAATTAACTCATTATAAGTTGCTTGCAGGTTTAAATACGATTCAACCCCCATAGTTTGTGCAAAGTGTTCTTCACATTCGTCTAATGTTTTACAATCACTTTTAACTTGCCAGCCAGCCATTCCCTTATTATAATTTTCTACCTGTAACTGTTCAGTTTCATCAATTTCGTCACCAGTAATATTAAATAAACCACGAAAAACTTGTCGAGTCAAGCGATCTTTTTCTAAGTAAGCATTTACATCTGTTTTATAATCATAAAACGCAAATCGCTTATCAGTAATCCACTGGTTAATGCAATTACGACCATTGTAGTATTTTTGACCAACCAAGTAAATACTTTCTTTATGAACATCGTGATAGGGTGGCTTAATTTGATTAGTTCTAGCAAGTATTCTACTGTAAGCTTCTTCATTTTTCATCCAATAACCTCGGTAGAACCAGAGACGCTCATCGTTTGTGTTCTCAGTAATAATATTATCATCATTAACCCATACTCCACCATGCACTAATACATCTGTATTCTCTTTCTTAACGTAATACTTACCATTATAATAATAAATCTCATCAAAACTAGCCATTTTACTTGGATTACGTTCTTGTTCATATTTAGTAACTGTTGAACTACCTCTAGTATAATTTTTATAATAAGTAACGGAAACGTATTCTTTTACTTGACGATTAATCTTACGTGCACGCATATGCGTTGAATCTGTACTTAAAGTATAAATCTGGTTAGGAATAAAAGTATAAATCTTATGATTGAGATGATTAGCAATTGCTGCTAAATGTTCCCATTTTGAAGCAAAATAAATACCTTGATCTAAATAAATCAAATCTAAAGGACGTTCTTCTTTTTCTTTTCCTTTATGATTGATTGATGCACCTTTCCATACATTTACAGTATTTTCGTCTTCGTAATACCATACTAACGCTGCACCACCTTCATAGCTACGCAACATATCACCAATAACTTTAAAATCATTATCAGCATTATAGATTATTTGACCCAACAGTTGAGAATCTACATCAAAGTCTTTAAAATCTAAGTTAAACTGTTTAGCTAAAGCAGTTGTATTGTTAATGGTTCCATTATGCATAAAATACATAACTCGACCATTATCATCATATTTAAAAGGATGTGCGTTTTTAACTAACTGACTACCCGAAGAAGCTTGTCGATTATGCATAATAATTCGATGAGAGTCCCCATCAATTATGGGGAACTCATTATTAAGCACAAAATCAATACTATCTTTTTCTATATATGTAGTGGAACGACTATGTACATCGTTATAAGCAAAACCACAACCATGTTTACCACGCTCCCTGCCAAATATCATTAATAACTTTAATGTGTTTACATTAGCTTCTTTTCCAATGTATCCAGATAAATTACACATTCAGTATTTTTTTTAATTCTTCAATATACATTTTTGCAGTAAGTTCACCAAAACTAGGGGCAGAGTTTACCTCTAGAATCTTAAATCGACCATCACGAGCAACAATTACATCAAATGCTCCAATATCTAAACCAATAGCGTCTAAACATTTTTCACATTCTTCAACAATTAATGCCCAAGTGTCTGGCTGATTAAATTGTGATTTAAGTAAACCTTTATGATATACACCATTAGTATAGTGATATTGTGTAATCCATACAGAATTTGAATCGTTTCTAAACCAACGATTTTCTTCTACATTATTACGTAACATTTTACGACAAGAGTAAAAACATCCAAATTCACTTATATGAAGGCGATACTCTCGTGTGTAATTATGATACTTCTCAAAGTAATATGGATTATTACTCCCAATTGAGTTACGATAGCGATTAGAATTAATGAACTCTGTTAACTGCTCTTGCGTATCAATTTTACGCATACCAACACCCCGTGAGCGAAACGCACGTTTCGCTAATACAGGCAATTGAACGTTTTCATGAGACTCCCAATATTGCGGAGTGTGTTCGGTAGTTTCGGCAAAAATTCGTTTCATCTCTAACTTATTAGCACTTAGCGCAATCGCTCGTGGTAAATTCAGTTGTATATCGTGATTTGTTTCTGTTTGAGAACCAAAACGAATACACGCACTAGGATGTTCAATCTGATTTTTTATTTGATCGTGAGAAGGGTGTCTACTCCGAATGTGCAGATAGCCCTTCTTGTTCTTTATTCTCGACATAGTTTGTTTGTCCAGTGATTTCTAATGTCCAATCACCTGATTCAACAGGATTATTAGGATTTCCCATATAAATATAAGTAAACGCATTTCCCCAAGGAGTTTCGATTACATCCCGATCGTAAAACGTAGGTTCACGTTTTTCACTGTAACCTTCTAACTGATCAATACTTTTACCAGTTTGTTGATCTACTTCATAAACTTCCATTACCACGGCTGTATTACCATTACGCTTTAATCCAGGAAATCCACCTAAATGATGTAATGTATATACTGGTTCTGTTTTAAAAACTCCTAAAAACTTAGCATTACCTTGTTGTAAAGGATGACCAATTAGACCATGATTACCTAAACCTGCTCGAAGGCTTCCGTATACTGCGACTTTTCTTGTTTCTGACATGTATTAATTATTTGTTGATTTTTAATTAGTTGTTCTTCAGTTAACTTAACTCCTTCGTTAAACAGATCAATTGCTTGATTTGTAAGACGAAATAATTGACGTTGTTTTTCTTCTGTATTAGCAGCACCAGTACCTACTGATCGGTATTCGATGATAGAAATATCTTTTTTAGTATGCTTAAAACGATACTCTCCTGCTTTACCATACAAGATACGTCGTTTAGTATCATCATCTACTTCTACACTGTATTTACCTACAGTATGGTCCATTAACTGAATAAAACGAATAATTTCATCATGTTCAATATTACCTTCAAATCCTACATGAATATGAAATCCTGCACTACGTAGTTCTAGCGCATCAACCATATTAATTTCAATTGGTTTACCGTCATTGTATGCGTCAAAGGCTGGTTCACAACCAAAAGTCATTAATGATTCATCACTCATTAATGTCATAAAATCAAATTCATGACTACTTTTAAGTACAAGTTTATTATCATCTAAAATCTCATTACCTACCTTAATACAGTACTGAATACTATCAATCCATTCATCTTCTGTTTGCACTACTTTTGTATTAAACTCACAGCAAACATTATCTTCTTGACGAAAACAATCGTTACCAATTTCAAGTGGGTCGCTTTTAGTTCCACCTAAAAGCCCAGTAACAGGAATAATTCCATTTGGTGATTCGACAAATGCTTCAAAATCACTACCAAAAGTGGGATTGATTATCATTGGTTATAATTTAGTAAGTAATTAACACAAGCAATTGCAAATTTATCATAGCACTCTTCTGGATGCCATTGTACCGATAGAATGGGTAAATCACCGTAAGCTAATGCTTCTATGTTCTTATACGTGCGTTCAAAACCTAATGGACGCATAATTGTATTCTTTAAGCTCTCTGCATTTGCTGCTTGGTGGTGAATACTGTTAATTTTTACTGACTTATCTTTATATTCAAAGGGTAAATTTTCAGTAACAATATTCATTACATCTACCAGTTCGGCGCGAGATTTAGTAGAATGATCAACATTGATGTGCTGATTGATTTTACCACCAAAATGAACAACTAAAGATTGATGTCCTCGACAAATACCAAAAGTAGGTATTTTACGTGCAATATATTTAGGTAACATTACTCGATCAAACCACTCTGTTTGTGGGTTTGGTCGTCCAGTAAAACGACTTGGCTTTTCACCATAACGTTGTGGATCAACATCTGGACCACCGGGTAGTACTAACAAATTTAAATTATCATATACTACTTCATTCAAAGGATCAATTTGAATTATGTTATCAGTAAACATACTGAAAAATCTAAGATAAGCATCATTTTGTCCAGTTACACCATTAGACGTTCTCGTGGAAATTATTCCAATTTGCATATTGTTCTGTTTGGGTAAAAAATTCCTTGTTAAAAAGTTCTTGATTGCTGTATACATTTGCGGCAGGATGAGGAAAATACATAAATTTATCTTTTGGTACAATACCTTTAGCTGCATTTTTTGCAACACTGCCCAACGCAATAATCATGCATTCAGGATTATGTTTCACAATATAATCATAAACTAGTTTAGTAAATGGTTCCCATAAACTACGATGAGTTCCAATAGAACCACTTTTTGTAGTATATGCTGCATTCAGTAACAGTATCCCATTATCCATCCAGTTTTGGAGTGTATAATCTAGTTTAATACCGTACTGATTTGCATATTTCTCTATTTCTTTTAAACTTTCAGAAGTCTTGCCTTGTGGTACAGCAAAAGCATTACCTGTTGCTAACTGTGCATTAGGGTACGGGTCTTGACCAACAATAACCATCTTTACATTAGCCAAATCTGTTTCAAACGCTTTAAACATAAGCTCTGGTTTAGGGGAAATATCTTTACTAGGAAGCTCGCTTAATATTTTAACAATTACATCTAAGTTATTCTCAAATAGAGAATACCAACTCTTGTGTATCTTGAACTTCGTTTTGAATTTCTTGATCATCAAGAAAGTTTTTAATTAAAAAGTTATTGAACTTATATATAATATCTAGCAACTGTTGTTTATCTAATTGTTCTTCATCAACGTGTTGTAATCCTTCAATAAACTCTTGAAGTTCGCTAGGGATTTTAACTTTTTTAGGTTTATACTCAAGTAAGTTAATTAACTCTTCAAAATTAAATTCTCTAGTCACATGTTCATGGCGAAGATGATTAAAAGTTGTTCGCCCGTGATGATCGAAAATAATCCCAGCTTCATCAAATCGAAAACGTGGGCTTTTCCCAAGAGGATTCTTATCTTGTACAATTTTCATAAGTTATTTTTAAAAGATTTTTTCCATAATTTTCATATATTTCTGCAATATCATTACCTAGCTCCAATTTGTGATAAATTCCTTTAGCTTTATTAGGAAAATGTGAATTAAGATAATTTACCATATATTTTGACCAAGCTAATCCGGTATAATCTGCATCATACCATACGTAAATATTATCAAATCTATTTAAATTTCTTAATACTTTATCTGGTAAATATCTTGTAGTTTCTTGTTGTACCGCTAACGTTGCTAAACCTAAATGATAATTAGCAACCATTTCATCTTTACCTGATTTAGTAATGATGACATCATTACTAAAAAGATAATCCCCAAAACGATGAAATCCAAAAATATCATCATTATTACACGAACTATAAAATCGTATATCCTGATTAGGAAAATACAACTTTACTCGTTCATCAAAATGATAAGCAATTGTTTCAACGTTTCGGGGATTATATATTGTGTTTTTAGTTAACAGTAAATTATTCTTTGAATTAGTATAATAATCTGTTACATAATAATACGGTTGTTGATCTAAATATTTTGTACTAATGCCATAATTACGCGTAAAATAATTATCTTCTGGCCACTTACTATACTTAAACTTAATTACTGGTTTAAACAAGTAATTTTCATACTGTTCTTGACCACTAAGATCAACTTCCTGCGAGATCATATTACATGCTTGCTTAAAATTAACTTCAAACATATACATTACTAATTCAATACAATTGAATGTAAGTTTACCCTTATACGTAGCATTATCTATAAAATACCATATACCCTCATGTGTAGTAAACCTACAGTCTGGATTTCGATCACTACGAAATGGAGAATGTAGTCTAGAGGATATACTAGGAGTTACGCCAAGATAATTCTTAAATATCTTTTTTTGATTTTTAAAGATTTGTTCCTTTTGAACTTTAGTATTTATATTGTGGGTATATCCTCTAAACACATTATTATTTTTTTAGCTAAGAATATCGTCGAGAAGGCTGGTAGTATCTTCTGTTGCAGTATCTACTGGAATTTCTTTAGTTCGTAGCTCGTCGGTATAAGGTTGTAGATGATCGATGATGTAAAAGTTTTTACTAATATCATAACCAGCATCTACTTGCTTTTTACGCACGCCTTCATAATAATTAAGCACCCAATCGTTAATCCCGTTATACTCTTTCCGCCAAGTATTAGGACGATTAACTACACTTTGTACCATCATTGCACCACCGTCTCGCTCAATCATACGCGCATCAAATAGCATTGTGATAGAGTTAATATCGTTATCGTTAAGATAATCTACTAGTCTACGCAAACCATCAAAATTACCATTGTAAATGGTATCAAAATCAAGCTCATTTTCAACTAGTGCTTCTACAAAGTTAGTAGGATCATTCCATCGTAGAATCGTGTATAGAAAAGTATAATACTGTTCCATACCGTCTTTAGCTTCTGTTAACGGCTTAAACCAATCAAACTGTTCAGGGTTATTTTTCTCAGGCCAAGCAAAACTTAACGTAGTAGGATTACCTTCTGGATCAACACGATAACCTAAGTACTGAGTTTTTTCATTCTTAGATACACGCGGAACATCTGCTAAATTAAGATTTAGGATGGTCGGACGAACTTTTTCATCTTCATCAGTTAACCACACGGTAATAGGACGAGATTGATCACCATTATAATTGGTAGTAGTATTATACTTAGTATCGAAACGCTCTGCTGTTTCTGGTCCAATGATAGAACTTAATTCATCTTGAGTAGGATTAATAGCTAGTACTTTAGCAACACCAATACCTACATAAACTTCATTTACACTTTTCGTATTCTGATTAATTGATTCCTTATAGTTGTTAAACATATTTGATTAGTTTTTTAGTTATAAATAAAAATTTGATCCCAGGCGTCTTCTTCTATTTCTTTTGTTTCTGGGTTCCACTTACTCATTTCAATTTCTTGATCGGCTAAATGTTCTACACTTGTACCAGTAAATAAGTCTCTTTCTGTTTTCTTAAAGCTAAGAATATTCGTATTTGTATTCTTTTGGCGATACAACAAACCAATAGCGTCTACATCAGCAGCTAGAATATTTTTTAACGTACCAGTTAAAGCAATATCAGTAGCTTGTAGATTCTCACCATTCTTCATAATAGAAGAATCTTTAGGATGAGCTAACATAATTAAACACTTACTATAAACAGGTTCTAATGTTTGATAAATCTTTTTAAAAGCGTTTCTTAAATACCCATATCCCGCACCCCGAGGTAAAAGTGTAACATCTGAACCTTTAAATGCTTTACCCATTGGTGTTTCCTTATACATCTTTAATGCTAAATCTTTAGCCACATCTTCTAATACGGTAATAGTATCAATTGCAAGGTATTTGTAAAGCGGACCTTTGTTTTCTTTAACTTTAGTTAACAATGACTTCATTGCTACAAAAAAAGCATCACTGACTGAAATACCTTGTTCTACTGCAATTTCTTTTAAATCCCAATAAGTACCGCCGTAGTTTTTCATTCTACCCTCTAAATCTAAAACAAGACAATCGTCTAATCTAGCAATCAAGCTAGTTTTACCTGTTTTAGGAAACGCTAAAATAACTAATTTAGACGCGTCTGTTAATTCCTTTTCCTTTTTCTTAGGAAGTTCTAACATTTAATAATTTTTTAATTCATTCTTTTATAAAGTTGTTTAAGTTTCCCCGAACCTACCGGGGGAAGTTCTTTAAATATACCAGTAGCTCCATCCATATATAATCCCAGTGTAATATTACTTTGCCCGTAACGGTTTTTAAGCACTTCTAAGGAACGATAATTGTTTTTTAATCCATTACCCCCAGCATTAATAACATATCCATTGTGGCGGTTTATTTCGTGCTTATTCGGATCATATAATGCTAATATGACTTTACTATCTCTTAAAATTTCTTTATTGTTAGCCGCATCTGCCATTGTCGGTTCCAAAGTATTATTCTTCTTATTAAAAGTATCATCACCCGTCATTGTAGTTTGCTGTACATTCCATACAATCCAGTTCCAGTGTTTAGTAATCTTTTTAAGACAATATTCACTAGACCATAAAGCCATTGATTCGGCTTTACTTAAAGTTTTCTTTTGCTTACTGGAATATTCGCTTTCTAATAATGAAATATGATCTACAACAACAATTACAAATTTATTATTACTGGGAATATATTTATCATATATACGATGCTTACTAAAGTTAACCTTTTTATATACATGTTCTCCGTTAGCATCTGCATAGTCTTTACAAGCATTATATAAACCCGTAGGATTATGAATAGAATCATAAATAGTAGTATTACTCAATATCTCATTAACTTCTTCTCTGCATTCTTCCATTCGTTTAAATACTTCTGCACTAGGAGCTTTATTAGTATAAGAATTCAGCGTAGCATAATCGATTGATATATTATACCGCATCTTTAACAGATATATAAACAAGTTATCAATAAACTCTTCTTTTGACTCTTCTAATGCAAAGTATATGGTGTGGTAGTCAAACTTTGGTAACTGTTTTTTAATCATGTGCGGCATTAATACTGTAAAGTATTTAGCTGCTTTAGTTTTACCCACACCAGTAGGAGCCATTAATGTATTAATACTACCTTTAAACATGCCTGGTAAATATTCACTTAATCTTGGAAAATGATTATAGAACGGAACAATATTAACAATTCCTTGTTTCTTTTGTTCATAATTCTGTTTTAGTTTTTTAATTCTTTCGTCAGCATTCATTAAATGGCTGTTTTAAAAGCTGCTCTATCCCTAAATTCATCTAATAACTCTGCCGCTCTACTTGTTGTTACGCGGTTACCTTTTATTAGCTTTTGCTTATATAAAAAGTAATTAGCTCCTTGTAATATTCCACTGATTCTTTCGTAATTGTTAACGTAGTACCTAGCAAGATCGATAATTTCATCATAGCTAATATTATATTCAGTACTGAATCTACGCATCTTAGTTGCTACTGTCTTATTATCACCTGATTTAGAAGTACCACGCCATAAAGCTCTGTAATCTTTAACATAATCTCTCGCTTGTTCAGTATTTATTACGTAACGATCTTTATCTACAACAATAACTTCATTATCTATTAACGCATTAATTAGTTCTTGATCTGATTTAAGCATATTAATTAGCTTGTGATCTAATGCGTATAAAAATAAAGTAGCTTTTTCATGAAATTTAGGAATATCACTTTTAATCGTTAGTAATTTGTCATTTGTATTCATTTGTATACATATAAGTTCTAATCATATTGTTTGAGTTTTTATTTCTACCTTGTGAAACAAGTACAAAATCTTTATGGCTTTGCAAAAGTTTTTGCATATCTTTTGACATACTTCCTGCATGGGTAAACATTAACATGTTTGACCCTACGTAATCATCTGTAAGATTTTCCAGTATATCAATAAAATTATTAAAAGCTTTTTGCACATCACCACCTTTATTTTTAATGTACGTTAACAGAAGTACAAATGAGTTTAATCCGTGTACGTATTTAATTCCACACTGCTGCTGTAAATACTGAAAAATAAAGGTTGTTTTTTTGCTTTTTTTGGGACCAATTTTAACAGCCGAGTAAGAGTCTTGAATAAAATCTACAAATTGTTGGTCATCATAGTCTATTCTATAATGCAAAATCATAGTTTCAATAAACTCTAAATCGATAGTTACTTTTTCGTAACTAAGATCATGAAAGTTAATTTCTGTTTTGCTTTCTTTAGCCGTAGGCTCGATAAGATTCATATTTTATTTTGTTTGGATCAAATAACTCTAAAGCTTTTTCTACCCACTTAATATCAACTGTATTCTCATAAGCGAGAATATAAATTATTGCTTTTTTATCAGAATAATTACACATTCTCATAATCTTCTGTAAAGCTGCTTCAGAGTTACTTTGTAATTGGTGAAATATCCCTACTTTGAGGTTAGGAATAGTTATCAGTTTGTTACTTTAAATCAAGAATTTTTTCACCACTGCAATATACAGATAGTATTTGATTAAACTTTATTCTTGATTTAAGATAAGCTCATTTCTGGCTTATTCTGTAATTTAATTGTTTATATTTACAGTTCGGACTGTGCCTTCAACCAATGTCTCCTTGATCATATCCACATTCATTACACCAATCATTTGGGAAACTTAATGGATGATTACAATTTATACATTTAGGTTGCTTCTTGGCAGTCTCTACACCGTTTTGTAATTCTTTTACAGCATCAATTGCTGCTAACCAACCATGACAAAAGTCAACACTTTTATCAACTGGTAGCGTTAAATTATCAAGTGACGGCACGGCGTTGTCAACATTTGGTTTACGAGTGATTGGTAATTCATGGCCATCCATTAGTTTCCAATCAATGATCTCCATACCTGCTTTACTTATTTCTACAATAAGTTCTTTTTCTGTCTTTGTCATAAGTTATTGATTTTCGCCGTTAGCAATTATTGTGAAAGTAATTTAAGTGTTGCTTTTGGGTTGTTTTTATCAAACGATGCGATTATGTCAATCCATTTTATATCTTTTTGGTTAATCAGTAAAGCCTTGTTAATGTTTTTTTTAGTTGCTAATAATTGTAAATACTCTTTATCAGTTGCAAGCACTCGGATTTTAGTAGTTGAAACAAAATTAAAAATATCCATTGGTCCGTAATATCCTTTTGTATATATGTACCTAAAAAAATGATTTTTTGATCGCATTTCACTATAAATCTCATGGAATATATGAATATGACCCAAAAGCAATGCTTCTACACCAGTATAGCCTTCTTCATAATAATCAAAAATCTTATGTAAAATGGATAGATTAAAGTCATTACGAGCATATCGATACAGCTTTACAACAAATTTAAAATGATAAAAATTATTAACAACAACTGTTTTAGTATCTGGCGTTTTAAAAAAAGCACTCATATAATTAGTAAATCTAGGTGCCGGATAATTTAATAGTAAAGTTCTATTAGTTTGATTATAACCCGCAAAGTTGAAGAAGTTATCACCACAAGGTGGATTATTTCTAAAACAATATTTACGAATATCACCATTTGCTTTTTTAAAGATACAAATTCTTTCTTTTAATACTTTCATAATAATTACCCCTATTTAAAGGATTCAAAGTTATTCGATAAGTGTTACCACTTAAAGGGGCATAAGTTTACCCATGTTCACCATATTACAAACTGTTAATTTATTAATATCACCATTAATAAATTGTTCTAATGTAGTATCTTCTGATTTAGAATGAAATGTGTATTCCGTTAGTTCATCAGCTACATCATTTAATACTGTAAAAGCTAAACATCTTTTATGATTAGCAATTATTCGTTTTGCTAATTCTACTTTAGATTTAGCAGAGTATAGTAATCTTGATCTCTTACCCGCCCATGCGTATTTTAGAGGTTCGTATTTTTTATCTTTCCACCCCATAACTCTAAACCGTTTAAACTGTTTGCTTAAATATTCATACTGAGCAAATTCAGTACTCTTAAATGGTTTTTTCTTTGTACCGGCAGTAAGATATTTATCTTTACGATCTAATGGTAAAGTAACTACTCTAATCTCATAATCAGCAACAATATTATCATTTACTGCTTGATCTACAGTATATTTGTAAATTATTTCTAAACCTTTTAGTTTACTTTTAAGCGTAATTAACGTTTCATCATTAATTGATCCACTTAAACCTAATAATTGTTTATGATTTACTATTGCATTTAATTGATTTTCACTTAAATCGTGAATTTCATCAATAATAATAAAATCATAATCTTGTACGTTAATCTTATACAATGAAACTTTATTAATAATATCGCCAGTAAATTCGTAATCCCACTTTTTAAACTCATCATGCCATGAATCAATAATTGTATTATATGGTACTGTAATCAATACTTTACCTTTATCTTTTAACTTTAAATAATCTATTGTTGGTTTTGTTTTACCAACTCGTGGGGATACATCAATTACTCTAGTGCGATCTGTATCAGTACTAATAAGCTTATCTAGTATTCTCTTTTGAATTTTTTCTCTCATTCAAGATGTTTAATTAAAACAACCCTAGGTTGATTATAATTTTTGTTCTTGTAAGTAGCTTCTTGTTTGAAGCCTAACTCAGTAAAAGCATCAATAACTTTAAGGTTTTCTTTATTATAATATAAATTAATATCAGGATTACCAATGTACATTAATGAGTAATTTAAAAACTGCTCAGTAAGAATTGAAAATAACTTAATAAAATCTTTTTTATTACCATTATAAATTTTTGGATGCTTAAAAGCTTTTAAACCACAATCATTATACGGTAGCTCATATTTTAACATTGCATTATTTGATAATATAATACAGTAAAGTTGCCTAAACTTTATAAATATAGGTATATTGATTTTAAACCTATATCCTTGATTTATTCTTTCTAAATCATAGTAAGAAGCTCTCCTTAAAACTGGTGCTTTTATATAATTATCTTTTCCCATGCAAAGCTGAGTGTATAAATAATACTGAATGAACCCTATTAAATCATTCTTTGATGCAGTATATCTAACAATCTCATTATCTTTAACTGTAATTGTTCTATTATTATCACCGCCTATAATATATGTACCATTACCCGCCAAAATAATACTTACCATTTTGTTTAGTTTAAGTCATTTACTAATTTACGACATTCACGCAAATAATAGTCGTAATTAATCTGATAATCTTCTAAAGTTTCGTATTTATTTAAAAGCTTAATTTTCCAATGTTTATCTCTATCGGCAACCTTATTGCTAGGCCAAGCTTCACATAATAATTCTCTACCATCTTCATTACATTTCTTAAGTATACCACATTTATCATCTGTGGTCACATAATATCTTACTGTTTTTGTGTTTTTTAGTTTTTTATCATCATAAGTAAAATACCAACCACTTCTAGCTCTTTTACCAATACAAAAATCATAAATGTTATCATGATTTCTAATAAACTCTTCCAAGTCTACATTATTTATTAGATGTTCTCTAACAGCAAGCTGAACAATAGGCATACTATTATTCTTATGTAGTGCTAATTCAGAACCTACTTTCTTTTCTACTTCATAAGCGCCTTTTTCTTTGGTGTATGAAGCAGCATCTACTAAATAATTGTTTACGTCTCTAATAAACATTTGATTATACTCTTGATATTCCATTATCAAGTTAGTAGTTTTTTCCCATTGAGAAACTAACTTTTTGACTTTAGGGACGTCTTTACGTTTGAGGTAAAGAGTAAAACCATCAGTGTTCGATTGTAACTACTTTTTTAGACTATATCATTAAGAAATTTAAAATACTTTCCTTTAGTTTGTTTACGTTCTTTTTTACAACATTTAAGAATAACACTTGGATCACATCCGGTATCGTAAGAAGCTAATTTTGCATTTTTATATACTTGCAATATTTTACTTTTTTCATCAACTAGCGCGACAGAGTTCCAACGAGCGTGTTTATATTGCTTACATTTTTTACCAATATAATAAGCAATATACTGTTTATTATTACCTCTAAAACTTTTTCTTCTACCGCTAACACAATTATTAATGGATGACGGATTTGCTTTTAAATACTTTGCGGCAATATTTGAATTAGCATATGTACCTATTTTATTACAATGAATATCATATACAATAATTCTTTTATTTTTTTCAGCAAATATTTTTTCGTCCATTGATTTGTGTAAAATAAAATATTTTGTTTTAGGTTTCTCCACACCATTGTTATAATAACACTGCTTAGTTGTTTTATAACTATTTTTTAATACCGGATAATTTTCCGTTAAATATTTAATAGTATTACTTTTAGCAATTATATTACCTTCTATATCTACTAATTTATAATTATAATTATCTTTAAGTTTTCTAGCCAACACTTCTTCTTTTTTATCATCATTTTTGATAAAAAAATAACCATAAGATGTAATACTATTTTCATTTACACATTTGTTTATTGCATCAATACCTAAATTTAATTCTCTAGCAGCTATACTAATACTTGGAAAAGATTTTATAAATTTACCCGTCAAATCATATTGACAAATCGGTATAGCGCTATACCAATTTTTTAGATCATCTAACGTATATAAGTATCCTTTCACACCTTCCCCACCATCTGTAGCATTAGTTAAATTATCTCTACCGTACTGTACAATATAAGCAATTTCTAATTCAATAGCTTCTTCTTTTGTTAAGTTATCTTCTAAAAGAATTATATCAATTTTATAATCTTGTTGTTTTATCCAATTAGCCTTGTGTGTAAATTTATTTCTTGAACTTTGCTTGTGTTGTTTTAAACGCTTTTCTAAAGACTTTGAAGTTAAACCGATATAACGAATTGTTTCATTTTTGTCAGTTAACCCATATATTTTAAAATTCTTACTCACTTTTTCAATTTTATTTAAAAAATTTAATAATTAGTCGTTGAACCTTCCGTCTTACGTGAGACTGGCTTGGCTGCTGATTGTTCCAAATTAATTAATTTTTAAACATTCACGAATATCCTCGCGGATTGCGTTGTAGTTTAATTAACGTGTTGAACTTTCCAGCAATTTAATGAGTTTTAAATCCGCTAGTTACTTAACGGATCATATAAAAAACTATACTTATCATTGCTTTTACCGTATACACTATTACCCGCTAATTTAAATGAATCAGAATAAGCTCCGTATAATTTACGTTGCTTATAATGTAATGTTTTGTCTTTACTTTTTGGTTTGTATTCAGTTACTCTAGGTGTAACGATTTTTTCGTCTAATACTTTAATGAATTCCGGCCCTAAGTGTTCTGGATAAATATTATTTTGGATCATTAAGCTTGGATAGTAGCCTGCGACGTCGAGATCAAGTATCACATATTCTTCATTACTTTTAAATATTCCTTTTTGTGACGAATGTATCCCACCTTGACCTAAATGGTATTCTAAATCATTATACACAAAAGATAATGAGAACCCATTACGAGTATTAGTAATTATAGTATTTCGTAATTCTTCAAGAACATCGTTAAATAGTTTAGTCTTGAAATTTACATAATCAAAGATTATATCTCTGACTATTATTTTTTCTCTTTTAGTTCTCTTTTTTATTACTTTCTCTCGTTCTTTACCAGTATAATCTAAATAAAATTTAAGTATTAATTCTTCACCTATTTTTGAGTCACTGTAATTTAAGCAATTTAGATTATATTCTCTATTTAATACATTTCTAATGTATATTTTATCCTGAAAAGCATCAAATAATGCATACGTTGCGTCTAAATCGTTATGCAAATAATCAACTAAAAGATCAATTTCTTTGTAGGTTAACTTTATACTATATTCATATGGTAAGTCAGCAATATTTTCCATTCTTAGACCAAACTCACACCATTTTAAACTTGTTCTTCTAGCCTTATTATTATAATGAAGTATACGATACATATCTAATTGTGGAATCTTAGGATTAGGGTGCATTCTACTCGTAGTAATTCTTGCTTGTGCTATATTAAAATAATAAGTTGGATTAGCGCTTTTGTATAATAATAAAGCGTGTAATATTGGATAATCAAATGATAAATTATTAAATCCAATAAGCAACTGACATTCATTTACTAAGAAATTATATAAAGCTTCTACTTGATTTTTTCTAAACGATATTTCAAATATTCTATATTTACCTGTTTTTATATTACGAAATCCAGCAAGAAAACAGTTTTTATACGTTTCTAAGTCATACACCCATGTTTTATTCATAATTCTTTAACTTTAGATTAAGTAATTTTATTACTAAATCTTTAGTAACTTTATCTAAACTGTTCCATTTATTAAATACTGATTTACACGGTTCTTTTTCTACTTTTCTTCGTAACCTAATTGCTTTTCGTAATGCGCTTGGAAAATGCTTATGCTTAACTAAAGCATTTAATGCACGTATTCTTAATTTATGTTTTTTGTTTTCTTCATCTAAAAAGATATTAGAATTTCTACGCACAAATCCGCGTTTATAAATAGTTAAACCATCTTGCTCAAACTCTTTTCGTTCAATTCTGTAATCAGTTATAGAATTAGGAACAGTACAATATGTTTGAGTATCACTTAATGCAGTATAAGACCAAGAAACATCATCATCTCCATCATCAATGTATTCACTACGAAAAATAAATTCTCGCAATTCTTCATCTTCTGTTAAACATTCCCATTTTTCAGCAACATAAACTTTTTTGTCTTGTCTAAACCTATACAATACATTATATTTAGTTAATACATATCCTCTAAAGTTAATTTTAGTTACTTCTGTTCTTTTTCCTTTCTCTTCTTTCCAATTCTTATACGCTATTGTTTTTATATTCATTTGCTATTTTAATTCTGTCAGGCACACTATTATCAGTGTGGTATCCTATTTGTTTTAAACACTTAATACAATCACTAGCTTCTAAGTTTTTACATGGTTTATAAACTTTATTAAGTAATCTAATTAAATCCTCAAATGCAGTATCAATTGAATTATAAGCAGCAAAACCACATTTTTCATTACCACAATCATCGTTATAATATACAACATAATCTCTACCTAAAGAATTACCTTTAATTCCAAATCCATTTTTATGTTTACGCCATAACTGAGATTTACCACGTCTAGTTTCAAACATATGTAACATATATATTACACTAGCGGGAATTCCGGTTTTTCTAGATACATATTTATACGCACGATCGTAATCTTCTTTATTAATATCTGTAGATTGAAGACCTAAAATTTTTGTAGTTACGAGAATTTGTGGTAAATTACCACCACTATAAAGATTATTATCTTCATAATCATTAGTATAACTTAAAAACAAGGGAAAGCCAATTAGTAAAAGGGCTTTGATAAGAACATTCATACAGTTTTAATTTGTTAAAAAATCAAAGAGAAGTAGGAAGCCCGAAGACTTCCTACTCCCCTAAGTTTGCCGCTAAAACCGATTACTCTTCTTCAGTATTATCAGCAACATCGAGATACTCGATATTACTTTCGTTGAAGACTTTGGCGAATGCTTGATAAGCATTTACCAAGTCTTCGTGTTGTTTAGGTAGTACGTCTTGCAACGCATTCTCGCGCAGATGCGCAGTCATGTTTTGCAGAATACTGGTGAGTAGCACCAGCTTGAAACGATCATTCGTTTCCTTACCTTGTAATCCATAAAACAACGTGTTAAAGTTGATTTTGGTAGGATCAATCTTTGTGTTCTGTGTCTGCCGCAGCAATTGCGTTAGACGACGCTCTGTACCATCTTGCGTGTAGTTTAGCTTTCGGGCAGCAATAGCTTTACCCGCACGGCTCAGAGTCCACCCTTCTTTCGGATCGAAATTGATTAATCGCTCGGACAATCCTCGTCCCATACCCGCTTCGGCCATTTCTTCCAGCAAGCCTGCCATTACATCCGCTTTCTCAGGATAGTCAGAGTTAGCCGTCAGGTAGACAGAAAGTAGGAAGATTTCGTCGAAGAGATTTACATTCTTTTTACTCATTACTTGTTGTTTTAAAAAGTGAAATATGAACCGCACCTCCTTGTGGGAACGGATCGTAGTTAAGTTGTCTCAAGCAAAACTCTAAATAAGCCTGCTCGAATGCTTGCTTAAAAAAGTGATTATTACTTTTTTTTACTTCTTCTTCTACTGAATTTACGAATTGTGGATCATTAGTAAAATTCACTAATTTAATTTTGCTACCTAATAACATATTTTTTAGTCTTTAGTTACAATAGCAAATCGCTTATTCTTATATACTACATCTCTATCATCAAGTAACTTACCTTTTTGATATTTATCATTAACTAAACTTTCTGGGATTTTATACTTTAAGAACTTTTTATTGACAAAACCATCGCTAATACCCCAACTCATATATTCTAATTTATCTTCTTGTGTAAGAATAGCAATTCTAACATTAGAGCCTGGCTTAACGATGATTCCGTTAAGTTTTAACTCTAACATCGTTGTTTAATTTAATTGTTGTCAAATAGTGTACCTATCGTGAATGATAAAAACACTAATAATAATATGATTTCCATATCTTTTAATTTAAAATTTTAAAAAAGAGCGAGGAAGAAACTTTCTTCTTAAACCTTTACAGGTTTATCTTGTAGAACAAGCCCGCTCATTTAAATGAGAACTAAAAAACTATTATTTTTGTGAGAACTCATATTGAGCCGTCACTAGATTTTCAATTGCGTTATTGGCGTTTTTTACGCCATCTATGTTTTTTTGCTCAGCAAATTTTATTGCCGCTGCAAAATGTTCTTCAATTGCTTTAAGACGGTTACCTGCACTTTCATCTTTTGACGTTTTAAACCGTAATGTATTACGGATGTCTTTAAAGCTAAACTCATCCATCTCGCTTGGGAAAAGCTTGTTTTCCCGCACATACGCCACTACTGCGTTAAAGCTGATATCTTTATGGATGTTTGTATCTTTTTTAGCTTCTTTTTCTGCTTCTTTAGTTTTTTCACTAGGCTTCTTTTTTTTATCTACAACATCATCAACTGCCCAAAGAGCAATCAGGAATGTTAGTAAGATATGAAGCGTAACAATAACTACTGAAGCAGTAACGATCTGTGAAGTATATTCTAATCTTTCAATGAGTCCAAGGTAATATTCAGTACCATCGACAACATAACGACCACGGAAAAGTAAACCCCATTCCCCTGTACCAGAAGCAATTACCCATAGGTTAGCTACGGGGATAATGTTACCAATAAAGAAAGCAGCAATAGACTTCAACCATTGAATAATTAAGTATATCAATGTATGACCGCCTTGCATGGTTTTGGCTAACGCATCCATGAACTCTCGAATAGAAATCATTGATACGTGAGCACCCGCTAAGGCAACAAATACGTGAATACCTAATCGAATTCCGTAGAACCCAACCTCGGGACTACTTTCAGCAGCAGTTAAACCTTCAAAGAAAGCAAACGCTACTAAGAATATTTCAGAGATTACAATCTTTTGACGGTGCATTTTGGTTACTACTAATTTACCACCGTCTTCTGATTTCAGCATTTTATACAGCAGAATAACAATCAATACAAACGCGATCAATGCGATTATGGTTGTTAATCCATCATGATTCATAAAATCCATATTATTCTGGTTTGAATACTGTACGATAATTTAAAGAACTATCGCTTAGTGTTTGTAAAGAATCAAAATCTATACGCTGAGAACCTATTCGTTTAACTAAGTATTCAGCGTGTTGTTCTAGTAATTCGATCAATCTAGGATCATCAATGATAATATCATCGATATTCTCTTGTGGGATTTTACCACGTAAGTCTTCTTTAAGATTAAACTCAAGCTCTTGAATGATTGCACCCACGAATTCAGGATACTTGCCTGCACGAAAATTATCAGTGCGTTGAGTAGTATTGATTCGTGGTTCTTCTTGAACCATTTCTTTCGGTGGCGGAAGGGCTGAATTAGTAACGGGTCTACCATTATTATCTATCTCACAAGAGAATAGAATAAACAGCAGACCCGTTATTACTAGGAGTTTATTCACTATTAGTCCATTTAGTGTCAAATATGGTTTCTTTAGAATCATAAAGTTTACGATTCTTTACTACTCGGTATCTCACTGAGTAAATCTCATCTTCAGGAAACATAATCAAAAGTTCCTGTTGCGTGGTTTCAAAAGAGTACCACTTTACTCCGTCAGGAGTATCTACCCGAAAACAAAAGTTATAAATAACTTCTCCGGGCATCTCTAATTCTTCTTGCTGTACTTTAAAGATGAAGGTATTTTCACCGTTGTCTTTTACTTGTACCTGAGCAGTAAGAGTTGTAACGCATAAAAGCGTTAATAGTGTAAATAAGTATTTCATTTTAGTGTTTTTTTTATTTCTAATACAATTGTTTCTAAATAATCAGAAACATCTGTGAAATGTTTTTTATATCCTTTCCAAAAGGCATCCAACAACATTATTTTTTCCTCACGACTGTCTTGATTATTTTCAAGACGATCTTTAAAGTCAAGTAAATCACTATATGCTTTTTGTTGCGCTTTATTCATATTAAAGAGTTATGTCCATGCAATAAAGCATGGTAAAATCAGTAATCGTTGAAGGACGTACACCGATTTGTTTAATAATTTTTTGTTTTGTTGTTCGTGGTAGGAAAACCCACCACTCATATGCTCTCTCGCGCTGTATGATGCGATCTGCGCGTACTTTTACCTCTGAGCTAATTATTGCCCCAGGAAAATCATTTGCATTGCTTAGATCGTCTAAGAATGCTTCATGATTATCTTTGTTTGCTAGCGCTTTTCGCGCCATGAAATCTGCTTTGGTCATAGTTTGATTTTTACAGAACACGTTAGTCAATTTTCAAGATTGTGTTTTATATTTGCTGATTGTGTTCTTAACAGAGTACATTTGTTTACTACCAAATGTTAATGTTTGCTGTGTGTACTCTTAAGTAGAATTTAATTGCTGCTCGGTGTAATTTTATCTAAGTACTTAAGACGATTTTTCGTATGAATAATCGTTAAGTCTGATAGCTCTGAAAGCGAATTTTCAATAATTGATGCCAATACAGTACATAAAATAGAAGATAAAACATAATCTCCATTACTGTTTGCTTGGTCAATAATTTGCTGTAACTCTTTTTGATACTCCATCGATCTGTGTTTTGATGTTTGCAATTCAATTTTTAACAGGACGCGTTTGTTGTCAAAGTAAAAGTTTGAGTTTTTAATATTTGCAGTTTACGTCCTTAACAGAATGCAGTTACGTTTCAAGTAAAAATTGAAATTTTGTGATATTTGCTGCATGCATTCTTAAATTTACTCCTACAAAAGGTTAGGCTTCGTTGGCTCAATATTACATGAGACACCCTGATGATCTTAGGAGTAAAAAAGTGAAGAGGGGCGGAATCGAACCGCCGCCGCATGGGGTCCAGTTGTAGTATATTTGCTGTTAAAACTCCGCTGAGTTCATTTTACAGCCCATCGCTCTGCCACTGAGCTACCTCTTCGATCAAATATAAAGGCAGAGGTTCTTACGAACATGCCTTTATAAGTTTATGTATTCAAAAGATTTAAAATCTCCTGATCCATTGCGTTTTGAAATAACTCCCAAGGAGTTTCGATTTCATTCGTAAGAAACGAAATAACCGATCCACTGTATCCACCGAAGTAGAATGTGTTAGGTGCCGTTGCTTGCGTCTCGAATTTGTTACCCCGTCCTGTAGACTGTAAGTTCCACAAGACAATCACAAAAGCATTAACGTACTCCTTCGAGAAGACTTTAGCTAGCTTTTGCTTAGCCGCAGCAACGTTAGTTTCGTTTAGTTGGGTCGGGTCAAACTCAGAATCAGAAACACAGAGAATTCCTTGCGGAAACTCATGTTCTGCAATTCCTTGTTTACGTAGATCAACGAACAAATCAATCACCGACTGAAAGTTCGTGTTAGCGAATTCATTAGGGTTGTTGTTAAACCACTTTTCCATTGGAGTACCGTCACCCCAATTAAGGAGTGTACTCTTTTTGTCCCAAACAGTAATGAGTTTGGTAATCTTTTGTTCACCAGCTTTATTAACAGCAGTCATGAACTGCTTGTTAATTGTCTCTTGAACGTGCTTGGGTACTTCAACCAGCGGCGGTAATTCTCGCTGCCAACGTCCACCGTTCCAGGTTAATAATGCGTTATCATAATCTTGGAACAGTTCATGTACAAATCCGGTATGCTTTACCTCTTTTGTTTCAGGATTAGTGATCCATCGTTCGTAGCGATCTTGTAGTCCTTGGTTCTTCAAAAACTTAGAACGTACAAGCTGACTCAACGCACGACCATGAATTGAGTTGAAATCAAGTTCACTAAAACGTTGTTGCGAAATAAGCTGTTGCCAGTCATGCGCAGTACCGCTAGACTTAAGTCTACGATACATAGCGTAGTACTTACCCTTTTGACGATCACTTGCCTCCCGGTATTCAGAATACATACGATTGATAAGGTACTTACCGATAATGTTTACATCATAGCGTAGAAACTCAAAAATATCCTTAACGCTACCTAATACAACAAACCAATAAAGGTTGTCGTAGAAGTTTTTTGGAGACTTTTGAGAAAGCCACAGCATACGCATAATGGCTTCGTGTTTAAGCTCACCACCTTTTTGAGGTTCTTTGGTGGTATTATCTCCGTATTGAACCTTACGGTTAATGGTGCGGAGATAAAAAATGAATTTGATCGCTAGTTCTCGATCAGAAGCCCATAGGGTTTCACAATCTTTAGCAATTTGCTCAAACTTACGCGGTTCTTTATAGGAACCAATCAAAGTAAACTGATCTACAAACGGATTGTCCGTAGTAGAATACTTTAACGCTCCGTTCTCAGAGCGAGTTTTTGTAGTGTGCTTACGAGCAGCTTGTAAGAAAGCAGATGTTTTTTTATTGGTGGATGAAACCAGTTTTTTTTTGTTGCGGTTAAACATCTTGTTATTTTTTATTTGTGAGGATAATTGTTTAGTAGTACCCAAAAAGCTATTACTTCAAAAATTAACATCATCACAAAAATAATTAAATAAAACCAACTAAAATTAGTCAGTAATACATAACTAAAAATCATGAAAGAAACCATAATTATAACAATGTAAACTTCTCTAAGTAATTCAAACCATTCCTTATTGTCCATGTTGTTTTTTTTTAGGATTTAAAGTAATCATGAACAGCTAATGCAATGCCGACAATGTGTATCATGAATACTATAATAAAGAACATATTGTAGTTCCAATTATTTTCAATGGGATGTTGTAACAAATTATATATTACATAATATAAGGCTGCTACAACCATCGAAGCCATAATTATTTGGCTATATTTTATTATGTCATTCATAGCGCTTAAGTATTTTGAGTTTTTCTTCATCAGTTGTTGCTAATGCTAATTCATCAGCTATAGCAATTAACTCTTCAGCAGAAGGTAATTTCTCATTCTTTTTAGTTTTTTGACGACTAGACCAAACTTCTTTAACCCTTGTTGAGTTATTAGATTTATTGCAATACACTAAAGCAATATGTATTGCGTCATCTTTTGAATAAAATGTAGAAGCGTCAGATAAAATGGATGAAAAATTACCGAGTATTCTATCTGAATCGTTATGTTCAAGATACTCTTTAATAGGTATAAAAAAGTATCTATTTATTTTACTAACAATATATCTATTATTACGTTTAATAACAGACACTTTACCTGGGAATACTCTATTTCCAATCATAGTATCAATTATAGCTAAAAAGCAAATAGGTGCAATTATTAAAGTCAACATAACTGATTGATTTTTGAAGAAAAAAAAGAACCGGGGCGTATTACACAAAAGGTGGTTTGGGGAATACTCGGGTGCCCCGGCTCATGTTTCGTTAATTCAGAAAGTCTACTTCGACCTTACGGCCTTGGAGAATCGTAAGCCAATCTTCTGCATGAGCTTTGATGCGTTGATCATAACTCATTTTACTCCATAGCGTTGCTACACGAGCATGAGACATTCGGCCTTTAAAATTTTCCTTAAACCAGGCAAATGACGGCATAGCATCAATTTGCTCAGGAGAAAGATTTACGATCTGGCGAGCATCGCTATACTGAATTTCAGTGTCGATAACTTCGCCTTGGTCGTTTTTGTGAACACGTAGTTCACTCACCCCTCCGTATAAATGAACGGTCAGGGAAACAGTTTGCAT